GTGGGATTAGGCTTCAAAAAAAAGCGGGCCGACTTATCTTGTTTTTTGGAATTACACGAAACACACGCAGCTACCAGGTTTTCGGGATTTAATATCTCTCCGCCTTTGCTTACCGGCTCAACGTGATCGACTGTGGTAGCTGGAGCCATGCAGTATTGACACGTAAAGTTATCTCTGGCCAAGATATAACGTCTCATCTTGCGCCAAGCTGACCCATAGACCCGTTCGTGTCTGCCGCTAACCATTAGTGCCAGCCCTTCTTAAGATAGAAGCGCCAAGCATTGCACATAGATCCGTATCTGCCCTTTATGTATCGCTTTGACCAGTCCACTTGAGTAAAGCCGTCTAGGTTCTTGTACTTGATGTTCCTCATTTGGCCTATGCCGTAATGAGATCCATTCTTAGCATTTACACGCCAATTACTTTCTTTTGTTATCAACTTGTAAAAGCACTGATATTGGCTGTCATTGACGATTTGACTGTGTGCATAGAGCTTCAACGCGTCACGATAATCGACGCCGTAGGCAGAACTATTGCCTATTCCTGCGCTTAGGATTACGACAATCAGCACCGTTTTTTTTATATCTCTTTTAACTATGCTGAAAGAGTAGTAATCATTCTGTTTCGGGATCATAAAATCTCCCTCGACTTGTATGCTTCAGCGTACACCGGCATGTCAAGTTACCGGCTGGTATGTGGATAACTTGAGCGTGACTCCTGCGAGTCGTCCACAGGTTTATGGTGCCTGTGGATAACTCCTGTGGATAACTATTCGTCAAGTACAAGTGACTTATCTACTACCTTGACGCCAAATGTGCCACAACCGGAGCATTGACTAAACCACTCATGCACCGTCAATTCTGCTCCTTTTGTCAATAGGTGCAGCTTTCGCCCGTCGCCGTAAATCTTGGCACATGTCGAGCAATCAAATATGAGTTGCCGCATAATTACTCCTAATTAAGTCACCGATTGGATTAAGGCTTGCTTGTCCGACCCACCAGCTATCTTGTTGGCTGTTTTTGAAATGCTTTTGCATAGCCATTTGTACCGGCAGCCAGCCGACCACAAAATATTCCGGTGATCGACCTACTACTAGCACTGCAACGTCCTCAAACCTGTCATTGGGATAGATAATTAGAGATCCGTTTGTGTAGCTTGTCCACTTGACTTCCAGGCCCTTTCCTACGTCGGCATTGCGTTTGCCATTGGCTACGTTGACGTCATAATCAAGGCCAAAGTAGCGCGCTACAACCATTTCAGCGCCTAGAGATTCTGCGTATTCTGTGACTCTTTCGTAGTTGTTGAGCTTTGTGTTATAGCGTGGCACTGTACTTAGCTCATCGGTCGCAAAGATTACTTGCGACGCTCGATTGTGGATTGCCCACTCATCAGCTTCGCTGATTGTCATTCGAATCATTTACGACCACATTCTAGGCAGACCCATAAAATGCCGCCTTCATCACGTCCGCCTAGCTTAACTGCGTAGTGCTGGCCTCTGTCGCACCATTCAATAGCCGGCGGATTGACCTCGTCTCGTAGCTCTGTGCCGTCCTTGTCAATACGTAGGCGCTCGCCTGTTTCCAGGTTAATCATTTCAAAGTCGCCCATGGCTAGACCTGTGGCCTCCACTGGCCGTCTGACGCCAAAACAAACCAACGCGGTGGACATTGCTTAGGCTTGCTTTTTTCCACGCACATGTAGCCGCCCCAGGCTTTGCCAGCCTTCTCGCCTGCTCGCCAAATCATGTGACCATGGACGCATATTGGCGCAGCTGCTACCTGCACTCCGCCCAGTTGCGATTTGATTTCCTCGATTGCCTGACCTACTGGCGCTACATTCTCGTAAATTGGCGAAGCCCAGAGATCTACCTCCTCCGAAGTATTGCGAACTATCTGTGTGTCAATGTTTTCAACCTGGTGCATGTTTTCTAAAGTTGGCCGATTGTCTGTACCTAGCACTAGCCCTGCGCACCTGCCTATTGCAGACGTTACTGTGTCCTCAACGAACCATTTTTTCATGTTGACGTTATAGGTCGCCACGTTGCCAAAAGCGTAGTCAATGCCGGCAGGCTGTTCGTCCTCGTATTTTTTATAGATCCGACATTCGATTAGTACATAGCCGGCCTTAATGTCAACGTCAATTATTGATGTGTGAATCTTGCCGTTTGGATAGGTAGCCCAGAATCGCTTAATGCGTTCGGCCACGCCCTCATAATTGTCTAGAAAACTCATGATCGGTTTGCCCACTTGCTAGCTGAAATCTTGCCGCGTACGAAGCCGGCTCGATTGCCTTCTCGCAAGCCCACTGTGTAGCCCACTGTGTAGCCAAGGATTAGCCCAATTAGGCTAAACATAAATACTTCGCCCATGCTGTACATATTGCTCCCGTAGCGACCTTGTAGGTGCCGCTGATAAAAGCATGACGGCAAGCTCTGACAACGTCAAGGATTACGCGTAATCTTGGGCGTGTCTTAGGCGTTTGTGTAAGTGACTTCTACGTCTCCACCATTGGCCATAAGGTTGTAAGGCTGCATTTCGACCCAGCCTTCATTACAACCAGAAAAGCCTTCGCCGTTCATTGATCCACTCATGCAGATAATGTTGCTAGTTGTCCAGCCGTCGTCTGCCCCAGATCCACCAGCTGACCAGGCAACAGATCCTTGCAGGATACAAATGCCGGCCTGATACCAGCGCATTGCGCATGTGATGTTTGTGTCACCAGGCCCAAAGCTTAGACTCGTACTAGCTCCGGCCACCGCCCCAGCTGTAGCACCGTTTGACGCTTGTATTTTCAAATCGTATTGCGTTTTGTTATGTACGTTTAGAGATACTGGCCCCATGTTGTTTTCCTTTTCTTAGTAGGTAGTTTATTTTTTTATAGCCATTTCTAAAATAAGTTGATCTAGCCTAGCTTCAATTCTAGAAACCTGATCTTTGAGACTTTTGCCACCATTGGGCGTAAGCTCTCGCATAATGGATTTAATCATAAATCGCATAGCCGAATAAACGGCAGTAAGAATCGCTAGGACTAGGCCAAGTACGGCCGTCCATTCTCCAACGCTCACTTGCGGCCATAAACCTTGTCATTGGGATTTAACCAACGCATAAACACCGGCAGGATTGCCGCGATACCAGCTGCTAAAATGGCTTTTGGATCCGTTACACCGGCCAGATAGACCGCAAGACTTGCAGCTATAAATGACCTGGCATAGCTGGCCAGCATTGGCTTTAATTCTTTTATCATTTTTTGCCTTTCGTAGCTGCCTGCGGCAGTGTTACTACAGGAAATTCTCCGGCATACTCGATGTATTTTGGCCGACCAAAACCAACTATTTCTTCGCCTAGAAATCGCTCTTTAATCATGACCATGCCGCCGTTGCGTTGGTCGCCATTGCCTGACGTATTGCCTTCAATACACAAAACGCTCTTTGCGCCTATCTTGGCCACAATCCCAATGTGGCTGACTCGATCTATACCGTCATGCGGAAAGTCCATAAAGCAAAGGTCGCCTAGTTTTGGCAGCTCTTTCCAGCGTCCCAAATCTTTAATTTTATTAGCTCCGGCAGCTGTGCTGACCATGCTTGGAATCTTGACGCCAGCTTCATTTGCACACCAGTTCACAAAAGAGCCGCACCATGGCAAGCCGTCGGCCTTTGTGAATTTGCCGTACTTTGTAAGGTTTTCGCCCTTTTCTACAGTTCCAACCTCTGCAAGTGCAGCTGCGATAAGTGCTGCGGCTGTGCCTTGCGGAAATATCATAATAAAAGAAGTTTTGCTTCTTCGGCTGTAATACCTAAACGCTCAAGCAAAGCCGCTTTGTCATTAGCTTTTGCCTCTTTTGCTTGCCGTTTCAAATCGTCTGCTGTTTTGTCAATTTCAACCTGTTGCAATTCCTCTTTTGTCATATCTCGTTCAATTGTTTCATTAGTTTCGCAGTTGTAGATTTTTACTGTTGATTTTGTCATTTAGTTCACTCCATATACAAATACTGTGCCTGATGTCATGTTTCCAGATGACGGCAAGAAAGATATTGAATTGATTGCTGTTCCCACGCTTTTGTAAAATAGATTTTTTGAATCTGTAGCATAAGCCGTTGTGGGATTAGTTGCGTCATTTTGAATACTTGAATTTTGGGCTATTTTAAAAGTGGCTGTGTTTGCATAATCGTACATATAAATTATGGCATAACCTTCATTATTGCTTCCATTATCCATAGCCACCGTTATATCCCACGAACTGTAGCCATAGGTTGACCAAGCCTCGGTGGCGTCATAAACTCCTAATTGTTTTGCAGAATAATTTGCTGATGTTGTGTCAAGATTTACACGCATTCTCACCAATTCATTATCAACTGATGGCTTATAATTTTTGACTTCAATTCTTAAATCTTTATAAGTTGCCGGAATTGACGAAATAGTTATAAGTGATCCAGTCAAAGTTGTTCCGCCTGAATTGATTAAAGTCATTGAACCACTTGCGGCAGCAGCCCAGGCAGGAACTCCGCTAGCAACTGTTAAAACATTGCCATTTGAACCAATCGCAAGGCGCGTATTAGTGTTTGAAGTTGCTGATCGATAGGCAATGTCGCCAAGCGTTGTCTCTGGATTAAGAGCTTTCAAAGATGTATCTACGGGCTGGCCAAATGCTGCAAAGTCGGCAGGTAAATCTGTAACCAAATCGGCAGAGGTTGGCATAGGCCAGCCATAATTAGTTGTTGGATTAGCCATTATTTTCCTTTCAGTTTATGACACAATTGTGGCATATTCCCATGTCAAGATTGGCGACACGCTTGCCCACGTTTCGTTGATTGGCACGTCATTCCAGCGCATAGCCTGGAGCGAGTAGGGCAGCGGTGACATGAGCAGCGTCACCGATAGCTCGTTGAAGCTAGCGCGGAATGTAAAGCCCTCGACAAAGCCTTGGAAAGTACCGGCAGCCATATTTAGCGGCAAGTCATTTAATGCTATTGGCTGCCCCATAAACACGTTAATAAGGCTGTTTCGATCTGCATTGTCAAGCTCTGGATTTGTAAGCGCGTAGGTAATTGAGTCAAAAGTTGGCTGTGGATAGGCTCGCAGTGCTAGGTAAAAGGCTGCCTGATCTTCGGCGTCTGCCTGATGTTTGATTGTGGTGGTAATAATTTGTGCTAGATCGCCATAAAGCCCAACCGAAGATTCATCTCTGTCGCTTACTTCGCTTCCGCTGTTAATGCCAAATTTAATTGTGACGTCATTTCGCACGTCGCCAGCTCTAGTTTTGATTGTTATGCCTCGACCTAGCGCATGATTAGCTGTTAGATCTGTGTAGCCGTTGGCGGACAAATAGACTGTTCTGTGTGTTGAGTCCGCATAGCCAATAAGTCCGTTGGCGTCCTCGTAAATGTAGCCAAGCCCAGACGTTGCCAGAGCTGCCACTAGGTCATAAATAACGGTTCGTGATGAAGCGCGTTGTGCCAGCTCGTAATTGCCAGGCGTATCTATTTCGCCCAAGCCTGTATTCTCGGCGGTCGCCCAGGTGACTGTTGGATCATAAGTTGCCCATGTCAAAGCTGCCGGTACTTGTTGCCATTGCGCAAATAGGACTTGACGCAAGATTGTCTCGATTTGGTCGCCTTCAAAATCCTGTGTCAAAACGCCGTCTGTCAGAGCCTTTTGCAGCCTTGCCAGAGCGCCCAGGGCAGTTATGGTCACTTCCTGCGTGTACGCGCTGGAGCCGACCTCTGACACGCTTACAGCTATGTCCACGATTGAGCCGCCAAAGATAGGCTGATATGCGGCCGACGTGTCCTGGACTTCGACGGACAAGGTATCGTTTATCTCGTAATCAATAGCCGCTTGATTAAACACAATAAGCGTAATTGAGCAGTAGCCGGCTTGAGCCTGCTCATAGATGTTTGTGCGGCCTGACGTAATATTCAGACTAGCTAAAACCGAATCTGTAACGTCCACGCCTGCAATTTTGACTCGCCAAACCGGCGCCCACTGCGTCATAGTCCAATACCTATCAAAGCCGCAGACCCACCTGTGCCTCTGAAATATGAGTCATTTAACGTGTTAATAATAGTGCGCGCTGTGCCTTCGGAGTCGATTGCGCCGTTAACTGTCAAGTTAATTGTTGATCCACCGCCATACATTCCTGCACCGCCAAGGCCGCCGTAATTGCTTGATCCGGTATTGATTGCGCCGCCAAAGTATTGATTGCTCATTGCAGCACCGGCGGCAGCTGCGGCAACGCCGCCGCCAGCCATTGTTGATCCTGATCCACCTGAAACGCTAGGCACACTTATTTTTGGCAATTGTGACGTGGCCGTAACACTAGGCACTGAAACCGTTGGAATGTTTATAGTCGGCGCTGTAATCTTTGAAACGTTAGGCAGGAATGGCACTGAATTGTAAAGGCCAATTAAAGAATTGATACCGGCAACGGCTCCGTTAATCAAAGTGCTAAGTCCGCCAATGACGGCTCCGATTACGTTAATGACGCCGCCGGCAATTTCGCCAACTACCTTAAAGGCTCCGCCAAGCACGTCGACTAAAACCGGCACAACATACTTTTGAATAAAGCCTATAAATAACTCAAATTCTTCTTTGTTATTTTTGATTGCGTCTGTGATTGGCTTGAAAAAATCTGCAAATTTGCTTAAGGCTGGCACAACCTGATTGACAATGAACTCAACTAATTTTTGAATTATTGGAAGCAACTTTGCGCCAACTGATTCTTTTGCCTCGTCAAATGTAACTTTTAAGATTTGAAGTCGGCCAGCAAATGTCTCTGAATTGGCAGCGGCAGCGCCGCCAAATAAATCTGACAATTTTGTCTGGACGTCTGTGAATGACATTGCCTTAAGTTCGGTTGATGATAAGCCAATGCCTAATTTGCCAAGCGCAGCGGTGTTGCCGTCAAATGCTTTGCCTAGGCTGTTGGCCACGCTGTCAAGGCCTTTGCCTGTCGCTTGGCTAATATCCAGTGCCAGGCTAAGTAGATCCTGTGCCTTTGTGACGTCACCTGTCGAGAGAGCCAACCTAGACAATGCAGGCCTCAACTTTTCGTCCGCGACGCCTGTGGCCAGTGATGTTTTAAGTATCTGTTTTTCAACGCTAACTATCATTTCATTTGTTGCGCCGGTCGCATTTTTTAAGGCTGTGGCAAGTCGTATCTGCGCAGCTTCGTCCTCGATTGCAGCCTTAACGCCGTCAACCGCAAGCTTTATTGCGTAAGCACCGGCAGCGGCCGCAGCTGCGGCAAAAGCTAATCCGGCCTTTTTGCCAAAATCGCTTACTTTATCGCTAAACGTGCTGACTTCATTTTGTGCGCCTTTGACGCCTTTTTTTAATTCGTCAAAGTCTGCGTCAAAAGTTATCTTGACCTTTGGAACGCCGGCCATTAGTCAAGATCCAATTTGTTAATAATTCCCTGTACTAGCTCAATGTATTCTCTTGCCACAATTGGCGTGTAGTAATCTACGGCTTTGTTTAGCCAATAACCTTCTTGCCTGTATGGTGCTTTAAATCGCAAAGTGTAAGGTCGGCCAATACTGTCAACGCCTGGCCTTGATCCGTATTCAGAGCCCCAAAGTAATGCGCCAGCTGGTGCTTGTGTGCGTCCTACTTTTGCGCCTTTGCCGCTTTTGCTTGGCCGTCCACCGTAAGCGCGACCAACCTTTTTTGGCCCACCTATATCGACGCGAATCAGTCGGTCGCGTGGTGTTGTAATAGATTGCAACACAAGTTTTGTTTGTGGCGTTGGCGACGCGTGACCAAATTGCATAATCTGACCCGCAAGTCTTTTTGACAATGGCGTGGCAGCGTCTCTGACCTGTTGTTGTGTTTCTTTGTCCATGAGATTAAGAGTTTGAATGAGATTGCGCAAAGCAATGGGCTCTACTTCGATGCGAAATGAGCCTTGGCCTTTTGTTGCCTTAAACGTCATTTTGCTTCTCCAATATCTCTAGTGCTGTGTAAATCTGTTCCGCCGTCTGCCATTCGCTCATTGGTATCCCAGTCGCTAGAGCTAAATCGACCAGGATCCGATTTACGCTTCCGGCGGCGTAGCTTTTGGGAGAACCTCACCGACTGTCACGTCCGCTACTGTCTCACACCAGATTTCAAAGCCCTTGATTGGCTTGCCACCAGCTTCGCGCTTCATTGCATTCCACGCAAGAAAGAGCAGATCGGCAATGCCAATTTTGTCTTGTGCTTGTGTAATAGTCTGGCCTGTTTTGTTCTCCCACTTCGCCCACTCTGGCGGTTGTGCGGTATATGTACCGAACTCGCCTGATGTGTATTCGATTGTGATTGGTAGTTTCATTTTGTTTTGCTCCCGTTTCTATCGCTTCTAGCTGAATGTTTCTGCTGGCTTGCCGTCAACTAGCATTGCCCATGAATCAGTCTGTGCGTCTGGCGCTGTTCCGCCGACCGTTGGAAAGACTGGAAAGACGCTGCAAGTAAAGACCGCGCCAGTGACGGCTGTTAAAGATACCGCCAAAGTTGTGTTTGGAGAACCGTCCGCAGCTGTCCACATAGCTTCAAATAATGATGAAGCTACGCCCCAGTCTGCAAGCAATTCCAGGTTAAGAGTCCACTGATCGTCAATGTGCTTGTAAGCCTTGCCGTCTAGTGTTTGATAGGTTGTGATTACGGGCGCGTTGACCAATGTGACCGATGTTGATTGCGCGTCATAGTTGACGGTTGCAATGGTCAGAACTAAATCGCGACCAGTTATGATTGTTGTTGCCATTTTTTTTCTCCTTAGATTGTCTGTTGTGTGTAGTAAGTGCTGACCGCGAGATCCGCCACTAATAGGTTAGAAGCTCCTACAGATTGCACAGTTGGCTGTTGTACGTCTCCGACTGTGTAGCCTGTAGGCATTGCGCCCATAATCGCAATAATAAGTTGCTCAAGGTTGTCAAGCGCGCCGGCTGTGTTGTTATAGGCAACGGCGGCAGTGACTACAAAGTTAATTTTTACTCTTACTTGGCTTTTGCCAATAGTCGTACTTTCAAGATATGGCGCGTCCGGCACGATTACGCAAGCCGGTGGAATTACGGCCTCGGGCGGCGAGCTATAGACGGAAGCCGCTACGCCAGCCAAAGCTGTGGCAAGTGTGCCTCGGACGTCTGTGGCGATTGATGTTGGCGTAGGCATTTACTGACACATTGTCTGGACGTCAACGTAATTGCCCAAAAGGCCGATAACGCGATTTTGCAAGCTGCGACCCATTCTGAAAGGTGACGGCGTAAAGTCCACGCCCTCAATTTGACCACCTGGAGCGACCACACTCTGAAAGATTTCCACGCTGACGATTGTGACTGCTTGCTCCACTGCGTCAGTGCTTGCATAGAGTGTGGCCGCGTCTGCCCCAGATAAATACGCAACACCACCAGGAATCACCGGACGGAAAGTAATATCGGCGTTGGTAATCGCGCATGTAAAAAAGAAATAGGGCGCCGGATAAGCGAAAGGCAAATAAGGGAATGGATCATAGAAATTTGATGTCACTGTTTTTGTGCCGTTAAAAGTAGCCGGTACGCAGCCGCTAATGACCACACTCTGACCAGCCACAAATGTGTTTGGCTTTTGCGTTATGTAATAGCCAACGTCATTTTGTAAATAAACAGCTGCAACGGCATTTTGATTTGCAGTAAGCAACGGCAAAATTACTTGTTCAGCGGAATCTATTATGCTTTCAAGATAATCGTTACTGTAGAGAGAGACAGACACGCCAAGGACTGTCCGTAGGCTTGCAACGGTAATAATCGCTGGCATGTCTGTTCCCTTTCGTATTCGACTGGCCTAGATACGGGAGCGCACCTAGGCCATGCTTAATTGATTATGTTAGGTTAAATTTACGTAGGCCACCTGCAAAGACGGCTTGCGCTGCAATGTAACCGTAAAGTGCGATTTCAATTTCTCCGGTTGTTGGCACATTTGTAGCCAATGTTAGAGCTGGAGATTCAAAGATTTCGATTGAACGTGGCTCGATAATGAATGCTGAGTTATCGATTGAAGTGCTAAGCATGTTTGGATCGACATAGAAATCCAAGCCAAGAACGTTTCCACGAACACTTGTAGGAATCGCAGATCCGGCATTATTCATAGGATTTCCAGCATTGTAGATTGGACGGCCTGTTGTGTCCTTTGCGCCGAGCAAGAGTGACCAGATGGAAGTGCCACCTACAAATGACTTAGCTGTGCGCTTTGTTGCAGTGTATGCAGCCGGAGCCTCTACTGATACGAATGAGATGATTCCTGCTGAATCTGCATCTGTCGCAGTTGCTACTGTTCCGCCGGCGATAATTTGTGCAATGACATACGCATCAGTTGCTTGAGCATAGGCATCCCTTAAATTTGAGAGCATAATTTCATAAAAGCTCGGATCCGACCGGTCAAGGAGCTCAACTGAATAGCGTTGGAAGCCCATTTTCTTGATGACTGTAGCATCAACATAGCTGGAAGTGATTGCCGTCGTTCCTGTTGGATCTCCACCTTCTGCCACTGTTGCGGCAGTTGAGTTTGCAGTGATCTTTGGGATTGAGACTGTCATTCCATAACTGTTGAGTGGACGTGTGCCACCGCAAGCTTCGATGCATGGACGATCTGAGTTTGTGTTTTGTGCAACGTCACGAACGTATGAAACTGGACTGAACGCTGGATTTGTGCTGAAGCTATCATCTGCGGCTTTAATGTATTGACGTGAATCCTCATTGCCCAGTGTTGCCTTTATTGTATGCTCAAGGTATGAGCCAGGTGTGGTAATTGGTGAACGTGGTGTTGCAAAGTAAAGCGGACGTGCTGCTTCTGCTTGCACGACTTTGGAAGCCTCAACCGTTTCGGCTGGGGCTTCTGGAACGGCTGTAGGTGTTTCCACTTGCGTTTCTCCTTCGGTTGTTTGTTCCTCTGTCTCCGGTTCGGATTCAGAATTGTTGTTTTCACTAGCTGCAATTTCAACCTTTGCACTTGCTATGGCTGGATCTGTTACTAGAGAAACTTCTTTAAGCGCACTTGCGCTGACTACTAAAACGCCGTCAACGTTTTTGTATTTTTGGGCAATAACTCCCACGCTAAAGCCGTCGCGTAATCCGGTGCTGGCCTCAACAAGCGCGTCATTGCCGGCTGTTGTCTTGCCAATAGAAAACGTTGCGTAAATGCCTTGTTCGTCCTCGTCAAAATCTTTGAGGAATCCAATAGGTTGTGCGCGATTGTGTTCTAATAAAAGTTTCGTCGTTTTGCCCATAGTTATTGACCCAGGCTTGAACAATGTAGATCCGGAACTTGTGACGCCTTCCTCATTGAATGTCACAATGCGACCCGATAGCTCGCGTTTTGGAAAATCTGCGGCGTCAACTTTGAATGCTAGGTCAACTTTTATAGGTGTTTGTATGCTGTACGTCATCTTATTATTTCCTCCTCTAGTCGGATTTCGTCGGACGTTAAAGCGCCAATATCGTAGAGAATCTTGTACACGTCTGCGCGTTCTTTGGCTGATCCACGCAAATAATCATCAAGGTCAAATTTGACCTCTTGACTTGCAGCCACAAAATCATTTGGCATGCCTGTCATTGTCAGTCTTTCCTCAATGGCCGTCATAATCGGGCGCAGTGAAAAGTCAAGCAAAGATTGTCTAGCCAAGGTGGCGTTGCTATAGGTCATGCTAGATCCTGATTCTGCGTCAACGTAATACGCAGGAATGCCTACAACGCGCGCCAATTCTGTTGCAACGTAGGATCTCGCCTGATTTAGCTGCAACTTTTCAGGATCAAAGCCAAGTGTCTGCAATTCAACGTCGGCGTTAAGAAAAGCCGTCGAGCGATTGCGTCTAGCTTGGCCCCAGGATTCAAGAAGCTTTGCAATGCGGTCTGCTGGCAATGCAGTGCCGTTAGATTTTAAAACCATAGTCGGTACAGGTTCGCGCGCATACATTGTCGCCGCACGTTCTAATTCTGCACCGGCCTTAATTGTGCGGCCTGCACGATTCAAAATGCCTTCGTCAACGCCGTAAAAAACTGCAAGGCTGCCGACGCCCTCGTATGGCACTGGCAGTTGGTCAACGCAGTAATACTCAATTTCAGTGCCTTGCGCATTTGTTTTAATTGTGACGCGTGTTGGATCTATACGTTCTGCGCTGCGAATCCGATACGTGTCGGCGTAAAGTTCCAAAATGCGCATGTAGCCGTAACCATAGAGAAGCAAGTCCTCGGCCAAAAATGCGTAAGTTGCAAAACCTGGCACACGTGGATCCGGTTGGTTAATTACCTTTGGCGGTGACTCTACGCGCGCGCCGTCTGACCTTGTACGCACTCTTAGTGGTATTGAGGCAACGCTTGACGCAATAATGTTGCGCGCTCTCGCGCACGTTGGCACCGACATAAATTCGACGCGTGAAGCTGTAATTCCTGCAACGCCGTAAATGTTATACAGCGAGCTAGTGACATTTACTGGCGCAAGTGACGCCTCAATGTCAGACGTCGCCGCCGGTGCCTCTGTCGTGATTGTGCGCGAGAATAGACCCATGGCTGCAAGTCTAAAGGTGTCCTTTACAGCTAACCGACCAAAATGTCTATCTCTGTCTCTGGGCGTGTCGCATAGAATGTGGCCAGCGCAGCGGCAACGCTAGCGCATACTGTCGTCTGGGAAGCCCTGCGCCCAATGACCCAGCCGCCGTCACCATGCGGCAACCTGACAGCTGAAAGCATTTGTTTTGTGAATTCCTCGTTGCCAGAGTGCCGAAGTCTATTTGAAGTAATCGCCGATAGAAGCTGATCACAAGCCGTTGCGTAATTGTGGCCGTCAAAGTCCATTATTGGAATTCCGCCAGGTACTAGCCGGCCAGCGACAGCTGTAGCCGTTTTCTTTGAATAGGCAATGACCTCAACTTGATATTTTCTAAAATGGTCGGCGATTTGATTGGCCATTTCTAAATCGTTGAGTGAGACTGAATTTTCCCATGTGCGCAGCAGCTTAACTACAAATTTGTCATCGCCTAGCCTTTGAGCCGCAACTAGCGCCCCTGCTCGTCGATCCGGTGACAAATCAAGCCCGAACCATGTTGGCCTTGTGAGATCCAAATCTACGGTTACGTCCTCGCACTCTTTCCAAGATAAGGCCGGAATAACTGCGTCCTTTTGATGTATCCACCGGCACAAGACTTCCTGCTGGACAACATGCGGCGGATCATTAAGGACTGCCCGAATATTGTCCTCGTGGACTGTGTGACCAAGTGCCGGGTTGCTTGCTATCCAATTTTTTTCGTCCGTTATGTCGTCGGTATATCCTGACCATTCCAAATAGACAATTGGATCTGTACCGCCAACAGCTGCCGCCATTCCACGTTCTCGCAACTGATTCAGCACAACCGATTCTTGGTCACCGGCCGTTGAGAAAGTCCAGACCTGCGGATTGCGTGAAGCCATCATTGTGTAGCGCAAAGACGCAAAACCTTCAAGATCCTTCATTTCTGACAGTTCGTCCATATACACAACTTCCGGCCGGCTGATACCACGCGCCGCACTATTGCTTGCGCGCACCATGTAGCGATTTCCGCTTAAAGTGACTATTTCCTCGGATCCATGCGCCCAGCGAATAATCTTGACCTGTTTTTTTAAAAAGTCGTTTGTCTCAATAATCTTGACTAGCTGCCGAAATAACTCAAGCGCCGTCGATAGTCGGTGAGCTGATGAAATCTGCAAAGGTTCGTCCCATAGAAAAAGGCCGGCCAAAGCTCGAATAATTAGAAGCGTCGATTTACCTTGCTGCCTGGCCGCGACAATGCAGACCTCACTAGCTGCCCAGCGTTGATCATCTTTGACCTTGTGGGCGTGATGAATGACAAATTTTTGCCATGGCATGAGTTCTAGGCCGCAGGACTCCGCAAAAGCTATAAGTTCGTCGCCCCTGGACGGTAAATCATTTAGCCTTGAGTAGATCCTGGGCGTAGGTGAGCCAATTAGCGACTTTGGCTGTTCAAATCCCGTCGGTAATCTCGGATCATCTATATCTACCTTTGGTACGGCCTTGAGAGTCCTTGTCTTGGCCTGTTCATCTTTAATCATAACTAAACGTTTCGTTTGGTGGTGAAAGAGAATCCC